GTCAGGTTAACCTGCGGAGATCATTGGTCCACGAGGAATATCCTCGTGCACCGGTGCGGCAGGGCCCGGTTCACCGAGCCCGTAAACCGCTGTGTCCGAAAACGGAAACAGCGACGCCACACTCCATTGCCTCTTGTCAATGAGGTCACGGTAAAGCCCTTTCGGTAAACCGAAGCCCGGCTTTGCTTGTCCCACTCGTTTTCGAAATGAGTGGACCGACGCTTCAAGCGACGGGACCTGTTGACGGCGGCTACCGCCACGGAACCAGTACGAATACTGGATGGCTCCCCAGGCATTGCTAGTCAAGTAATCTTTGCTAGTAATGGGGCGGAAGTCGGCCACAAATTGGCGGCCGGCCATCCGCGTTACTGTGGGTCCCGGGTTGCCTCGTACGAGGACAACCCGTCCGGGGCGGTTTTGTTCAAGAGCATTCTGGACACTGGTAAAATGCCAGCTAACCCTCTCCCGGAATAAATCCAGAGGATCGGGTTCGTCCGTCTTGCCTAACTTGGACAAAGAGACGCCACGTACGAGGGTTGATAACGGCAGACTGGATAGGTATCCTAACCAGTATGACGTGACCAAACCTGGTACGACGGAGAAAGGGGCCCCCAGGCCCCCATACTCCACCGGAGCCCCTACTGGGAGCCCCTCCTCAAGGAGGAACTTCCAGGAGTAATAGAAAGGACTCCGGCGGGCGAGAAATTGGCGTCCCCAGTTCGTTCCGAACTGGGAGGCATGATCCCCCGCTGATTGCAGCTGGGTATCCCAATTTAATTCGCCTTTTGACCCACCAGGGGGCGCGTTCCAGATGGAAATAGATTCCATCGGTTGAGGTACCCCATTCACGTAAGAGACTTCCGTGAATAGGCCGAACCTGCTATGATAAAACGACTTGGGTTTGCTCAGTCTAACTGACATCCTCTCCGCCGTCGCGTCATAGAACGCCCTCCTGGCCGGGGTCATGTTAGGCACAAGCAGGTCATCCCCGCAAACTTTGCAGGGGATGTCGTGCCCAGCCTTACAGGCCCTCAGGTGCCGATGTCTCATCGGCACATCCGCCCTAATGGGGAAACGGTCAAAAGTCTCCTTCAAACAGAAGAAAGACAAAAGACACAAGGCCGGGAAAGATGTGGGATCACCCATCATCTGACCCGTCGTTGTAATAACGACATCCCGCGTTAGCAGCTTTCCATTGAAAGCAGCATGGCGCTGGATGACCAGTTTCCTCCACTCCGCGTCGGGCGAGTAGTCCAGACGACCCTCCTTCGCCATAAGGCAAAGCTCTCTCAGGGAATAACCTGGGAGGTGGGGGCAGTCGTCTGCACGTATCTCCGACGGATCGGAAAGGAGCCTCTTGGGCCCAAATAGTTTTGGGAACAAGGGGAGCCATTTCCGCAAATAGGGGTATTTTCTTGCAAGCTCTTCGTATAATATACGAGTGAGCCACTCAGGGTGGTAGTCGGTCGCCGCAGTGGCGTCTTGGCTGTACCAATCCCCGGGAAATCCCCCTAGGTAGGCATCTTTCCGACCCCCCACGGACTTAGAAGCCCGTGGGTCTTGTTTAATTACATGGTCGGCTGCCCGCCTCAGGATCTGCTGGACCAGGTTCGCCGCCGTAAGAGCGGTGGTCGGATACCTGGTCTTCAGTCCTCGTTCCTCAGCAGTAATTGCCGCAATCGGCAATTGGTTGTGCATGCTTAGGCAATGCATTACACCAACCTCCAACATACGTTGGAACTGGAGGGTGACAGGTAGGAGATCTTTCCTATTGCTGAATACAGCTCGGAAGGGCCCGGGGTCCACCGTATCTGTTGATAAGGCGAAACCCAGGACCACAAGGTCTCCAACTGCCTGCTCGTGCCCCCCGTTTGCTCTGGAATAACCGAGAGCAGCATTAGGGGAAGGGGCCGTCCACCAGGATGGCTCCTTGGCCGGAGCGTACGCTTCTATATAGGAACGTACGAATGGCCTCCACGAGTGGTGAAGTGGCGCAGGTTGGGATGTGAGTCTAGATACTAGGCCCGCCATCCCCTCCCCCCCGTCGTCCCACGAAGGGGGAAGCGCCCTTGACAAGTAACTGAAGTTCAGCGCAAGGTATTTCATTTGAAAGTGCTTTGCTAGTGGGCTCCGGGGCCTTTTGGCCCCGAAGTACCAAGCCCTCGCTTCAGTTGCGGCTACTTTGGCCTCCTGCGCGGCGAGCGACGGTGTAAACACCAGTCGCGTCTTCCAACGCCGAAAGGCTCGAGCCTGGTCCGAGGTTAAGGTTCCCTTAGCCCCGGCCCGGAGAGACAACTTGCGAACACGCTGATGCCCTAAGGCCACCGCGTCGAAGGCTGCTCTCATGAATTTAAGAACCCTAAGGCGGGAGTTATACTCTCGTCTAGCCGGGTTCGTGGGCGGGAGGCGAGATACCGACCGAACGATACGTTCGGCCAGTAATGCAAGCCACGCCCCTTGTGTGAGGTGAGGGTAGTCGGGTACCTCGAAAGGTACCATGAACTCTGCACCCATCGCAGGAATGACTGTGTCCCCATCCCATCGCAACTTGCGGATTGCCGCAAGTACCTCTACAGGTAACGCGAAGAGAGGGGGAACACGTCCCAAGCCTTGGACCGAGCGGTAATAACCGCCGTGGGGGGGATGGATACCCATCCTCCCCTGCCTTAGGCGAGGGACTGTCAAACCAACGGAGTACAAAGCGACTCCTCGATTGGTCACTTTAGTGACCCTGGCATCCTTTTCAGGACGCAGAGGCTTCGAAGGCCTCATAACCCTTTCCGAAAACGGGAAG